AGGAGATTTATTCTTAGGTTTTAATACCGAACCTCAATGTACAATAAACTGGTCTAGTCCTAAACAATTAATTCCTTTCTTCGAAATGTTAGGTTTTAATTTAGAAACATTTGACAAAAAGACTAAAGAAAAGAAGAAATCTGTAGGTTCAGATGTTATAGAAAAACAACAGCATGTTTCTACTATAGCTAAACCTTATCTTAAATATAAAGAAGCTGCAAAGATTGTTACTTCTTTTGGAGAAAACTGGTTAAAAGCTATTAATCCAGAATCTCATAGAATACATGTGGATTTCCATCAACTTGGAACTAATACTGCTAGATTAAGTAGTGGTGGAGGACCTTATAAGTTGAATTTGCAGCAATTGCCTAGAGATTCTGAAACAAGAGCTTGTTTTACAGCTGAAAAGGGAAATAAATGGATCAGTTGTGATTATGACTCACAGGAAAGTCAATTACTAGCCTCGGTGGCTAATGATCCAGCAATGCTTGATTTGTATAGAAACGGATGTGGTGATATGCACGCTCTGGTAGCTTATATGAGTTATCCAAACATAATTCCAAGAGATACAAAGATTGAAGATATTTCTAAATTGTATCACGAAGCAAGACAGAATGCTAAAGGAATTGAGTTTGCCATTAATTATGGAGGAGATGATAACACTATTTCCGCTAATGCAGGTATTCCAAAGAAAGATGCTAAAAATATCTATGATTCTTATATGAAAGGTTTTCCTGGAGTAAAGAAATATCAAGATTATTGTAGAAAAGCTGTAATAAGAGATGGTTATATTCTAATGAATCCAGTAACTGGCCATAGATGTCATATTCCAGATTGGGAAGAACTTAAAGAAGTTAGAGATGCTTCTATGCAACCTGGATTTTGGGAATATTATAGAGAAGAAAAGAATAGTGGTTATTATAATGAGGATATTCCAAAAATTAATAACTTTATTAAACGTAAAAAACAATTAGAGAAGGACTCAATTAATTATAGAATTCAAAATAGAGGAGCAATGTGCTTTAAATTTGCAGGAATATCTCTATACAACTGGATTAAAAAGCATAATCTACTCGGAGTAGTTAAAATTTGTATTCCAGTTCATGATGAATTTAATGTAGAAGCTCCAGAAGAAATGGCAGAAGAAATAGCCAAAATAGTAGTAAAGGCTATGGAAAAAGGAGCTGCTCCTTTCTGTACAAGACTACACTTAAGTGCTTCTCCTTCTATTGAAGATCATTGGGTTCATTAACAAATTTTAAGAGTGGTTAATCATTATGATTTTCCACTCTTTTTTATTATATTTAGATATGAAAAATGAATTAAGTCCAATGGCTAAATTTTGTTTAGCAAGAGAAAAAGAAATACTTGGAGATAATCCGTCTCTGGAATTGACTCACGCTTTTAGACAAGGTTTTATCGCAGCTTTAGAAGCAGATAAAATTATGTATGGTATGATACAAAAGATGGGTTTAATGAAACCTAAAGACATAGAGAACTAATATATAATTAAAACTATGAAAGTAATAACAAGAAATAATATCGAATTTGAAGAAGACGAGTTTGTATCAGTAAATAACTTTACTGCATCTGGAAATCTTGTAAAAGATTATGGTGAAATAGAAGTAACAGAAGAAGAGATAAAATTTCCTGAAGAATGAAAGAATTTAATGTAATTATAGAAGATAATGGCAAATTTAGACCTTATAATATTATACCTTATTTAGTTAAAAGATATAAGGAGAAAGAGGATAAGCCATCTACCTTTGAAGAGTTTAAGAAATTTGTGAAAGCAGAAGCTCAGTATCAATGGTGGGCAAGATGTGAATATGAAATTATACTAAGTCCTTGGCCTTATACACTTTCTCCAAGTGAAAGAGCTAAAGAAGAAAATAATGTAGAAGCCTGGAAAGAACATTGGAAGAAACATTTAAATGAATGTCAAAAAATAGATGTTCACTATCAAGTAATGATGAATCTTGATGTAATAACTAATTTAGTAATGGAAAGCATATGAAATTAAATAGAGAAGAAATAGATAATATTATAGATAATATTTCTGATGATATTGCTGATGATTTGTGGAATGAAGTCAACGAAGATTGGGTAAGTAATGTACTAAAAGATTATACTAAATGTGAGTATGATAATGAAGACTTAAATGAAATTATCGAAGAATTACAAACTGCTCAAAAGGAAATGCAAGATGAAGTCATTTTTGAAGAAAAAGAAACTTTATATCAAGAAATCGATAATTTTATAGAAGGTAGAGATATTCATTTAAATTCTACAGATATTGGCACAATCTTAGTAAAATTAGCTAATGATTATTTAAATTTATATGTGTAATAATATTTAAAAAATGTTTAAATATAATTTAGTAATAATAGAAGGTAAACAATGTATTCCATATTTAAATCTTACTGAGAATGCGTTTTACGACACACTTTGGGAATGGACTTATGAAGATGATTTATGGGATTATATAGAAGAAAATAATCCTACTGATGAAGAACTTGAAAATTTCTTAGATCAATTTATAAGAGAAAATATGTTTCACGAATATGAAGATGATGATGTGGATTGTTTTGCTTTTATAGTAGACGATTCCGTAAAAGAATATCAAATTGATGAGGACTATTTGAATTTATACATAGTAAAATAAAAAAACATTCAGTTAACAGTTCTGAATTATGAAAAGAAATTTTAAAAAATATTTTACTCTAGAATTGAAAAAAGGTTTTGTTGATACAAAATCACACGGAGAGTATATATGGAATTTTGGGAAATTAAAAGGAAAATCAGCTTATAATACTGGATATATGAATTCCAATTATATTATTTGGTGTTATGAGAATATTCCAGATTTTGATATTCCGCCTAATTGTAAATTAGACTTTATGCAATCTTTAGAAGATAGTATAATATATTATTACAAGGATAATGAAAATGAAAAATATTTAAAATATTTAAATGCTTTAATAAAATATTGTAAAGAATATTTATATATTATAACTGATTATCCCTCAGATGATGAAAAATCATCTATTTTAATAAAATTAATAAACAATAATGATTGATAATTTTGAACTAATAAAACCTCTTTTAGAATTTCCTAATGATGATATATATTATCATTTACAAATCTTAAGAAGAGGTAAGGACCATCCAGAACTTCCTGCTGCAAATAGAATGATTAAAGCATATTTTATTTGTAGTCTAGAAGGGCTTGATTATGTAGAAGACGAAGTTAAAAAACTTTGTGAATTCTTTGGAGCAAGAGCATATATTAATCTTGCTCCTAAGTCTATTAAGAAAACTACAATGCTTCAATTAAAGTATCTTACAGAAAGAGTTTATATTGGAGACTTTAAGAAAATCTGGAAATCTTGGAATACTTGTGCTGGAGAAATAAAGGGAGAAAAGCCTAGATGGGTTGTTGATATTGATAATCCTTTAGAAAAAATGATTTATTGGTGGGATATTAAAAAATATATTAATGAAGAATGTGAACCTATAGAGGATAAAACTATAGCTATTATTCCAACTAAAAGTGGTAATCATTTAATAACAACCCCCTTTAATCTTCAACAATTTAAAGAGAAATATCCAGATATAGATGTTCATAAAAATAATCCAACAATACTGTATATACCATGAAAAAGATGTTAGAAAAATTAGGAATAGATAGCTTAAAAGTATTTTTTAGTGTATTATTAATTGTTTTAGGACTTATTATATTAATGGGGACACTTCTTTATTTATGTTATTCACTTCATTGGATTCTTGGATTAATCCTAACTGGATTTCTTTTTATTATTGTAGGTATTGGTATAACTGATTTATTATGAAAGTAACAGTTAGTGTTTGTATGAGTAAAGAATTTGAAATTGAGTCAAATTCCGGAAATGTATATAAAGATTTTATAGAACAACACCCTCTTCCAACACAGATTTTGGATAGTTGTGTAGTTCCAGCTAAATTTAAATGGGAAGATGCTAAAAATTGGACACTTGATAATGTAGCTATAGTATGAAAAGTTGTATAATTTTAACACCTGAAGAAGTAGATAACTTATTAGATTGTATAGACATATTACCTGGAGATAAATCTATTGCTATAATTGAGTATGAAAATGGTAAAAAGTGTGTGCACAGAGCAGACACTGAAGAAGGTAAATATTTAGAATTATGAAAACATATGTAGAAATGACTTGGCCGGAGATCCAAGATTATATGACTAATCCTGGATATCCAGAAGAGGTTGGATTTGATCCACAAAGAAATAAATGGTATATTCCAAAAGAATGGTATGAAGCAAATAGGAATTGACTTTCAAGGATGGTCTATTAATGCTCTAACATTAAGAGAAATATTAGAACGATTAGGCTTTAAAGAAGATGATAAGACAATAACCCTTATCAAAGATGAAGATACAAATAAACTATTAGACGCATATCCATTACTTCTTGAAGATGATGGAATGGCATACGGAATTAATCCTATGTATGTTATAGAATGTGACAATGAAGTTTATACAGATGAAGATTCTAATTTAGAAGTATTTAATTTATTTAGAGAACGTGCGACTAATAAAACCTAAAGCAGAACTCCTTCTACAGCAACCTGGCTTAGAAGGAGTTTATAAACAAATCGAATTAGCAGGTAGAACCTGTTATAAATCTACAGATAAAATAACAGAAGATAGTGCTAAACCATTTGTTGATAGGATGATTAAATCGAAACATCTAGCAATGCTTGAACATGGTACTATATATTTAGAATTTCTTTATGAACAACCAATAAAGGTTACTCATACTGACGGGACTTCTGATGTATATGATGATACTGAAATATATAATTCTTTAGTAAATAAATATACAAAAAATCCATATTCAAGAGCTATTGAACGATATGTTGGACAAGGAGCTTACTGTGTATATATAACTACTAATCTTCGTGTTCTTGTAGAAAATGGTTGGATGGATGATTTAAAGTATATTTGTGAACCAACTGAATATCACGAAAAGAGATATACTTTTAAAGTAATTACATCTATTGGTATAACTAGAGAGTTTAATCGTCATAGAACAATGTCAATAGCAGAACAATCTACTAGGTATTGTAATTATAGTAAAGATAAATTTGGTGGAGAAGTAACTTTTTGCATTCCATTTTGGACAGATTTAAAAGAAGGTTCTTATGAATGGAAAGATTATTTTGGGGAATATACTCGGATTGATTTAAGCTATCCTTTAAAAGACCAGCTTGTTTCATACTTATTTACTACATCAAAACAGTATTTAGAATTAATAGACCAGGGATGGCCACCTCAAGAATCAAGAGAAGTTCTTCCTTTATGTACTGCAACAGAAGCTGTTTATACAGCATTCGCAAGTGATTGGCAACATTTCTTTGATTTAAGGTATTTTGGAAAAACTGGTATACCACATCCTAACATGGTAGAATTAGCAGGTTTAATGGTAAAAGAAGCAGAAAAATATGGAATCTTGGATGAAATTCTCAATAACCGATGAAAAAGAACTTAAAGCAATAAAAAAATTTGAAGAAGAGCATTGTAAAACTTGTAAAGTTAAAACATCTACCGGATATCCAATAGGCCCTGTATTTACATATTGTTTTACTCCAACAGGAATTGGAATAGGCATATCAATACGATGTTCTGTTTGTGGTAAAGAAGAAAATGTAACTAACTATGATATATGGTAACAATAGAAGAACAACAATTTAGAGCTCAAATTAAGTCATTGCTTAAAGAATTAATAACAGAATTAAAAACATTAAATGAAGGAATAAAAAAATTAATAGATGATTAAATGTAAATATAATAAAGAAGAAGCTAAGCACATCTTTTTTACTTCTGATACCCATTTTTATCACACTAATATATTAAAGTTTTGTAAAAGACCTTTTAAAAATGTGGAAGAAATGAATAAGGCTTTAATAGAAAACTGGAATAAAGTTGTAGGGCCTGATGATACAGTATTTCATTTAGGAGATGTTGCTTTCTGCGGAAACCAAAAATTAGAAGAAATAATAAATCAACTAAATGGACATATTATTTTAGTAAGAGGTAATCATGATAGGCGTTTACAGAAAACAATATGTGATAAACTGTTTGATGAAGTAGTGCCTCAGCTTCAATTAGAAGTAGATGGAAGAAGTATTTATTTAAACCATTATCCCTTTCTTACTTATGGCGGGTGTTGGAGAGGAAATGAAAAAGCTGTTTACCAAGCTTTTGGCCATGTTCATTCTACACCTAATACTTCTGAGGGTAAAGATATAGGAAGAATGATAAACCTATTTCCATATCAATATGATGTAGGTGTAGATAATAATAATTATACTCCTATAAGTTGGGAGGAACTTAAAACTAAAATTGAAGAACAATGCAAAAAGAAATTGAATTGGAAACAGAAATTCCTGAAGTGGTTGATATGCAGGTTCCAGAAATAAATAAACAAATTAGGAATATGGAACTTATTGATAATCCCATAGATAAAGAACTTACCGAAGAAGAATTAAACAATGCTGAAGGTGATATATCTAAAACAGCTAAATTCCAACAGATTTGGCATCAATCACATACTCCTTGGATGAGAATTAATCAGAAGGTAGGAAGAAATGACCCTTGTCCTTGTGGAAGTGGAAAAAAGTATAAGAATTGTTGTTTACTAAGGGATGAAGGAAGAGAAATTTATAGACTTAAAGACGATCCAACTTATAAATGAAAATATGTGCAATAAGTGATATGCATGGACTCCAAGAGTCTGTATATATAGATAAATGTGATATTCTTTGCATTTGTGGAGACATTGTTCCTTTAAAGATGCAACGTAATATACCACAATCAATGTCTTGGTTTAAAAAACAATTTATTCCATGGTGTGAGAAACAACCTTGTAAACAAATATACTTAATAGCTGGAAATCATGATTTCTTTATGGAAAATAATGATAAAGAACTTAATGAAGCTTTAATAGGTACTAAAGTTATTTATCTAAATAATCAATCTGCGGAATATCTAGATGAAGAATCCGGAAAAGTATATTCTATATGGGGTTCTCCTCTTTGTCATATATTTGGAAATTGGGCATTTATGCGTAGTCCAGAGTATGAATTAGAAAAATTTTCTCTAATGCCTAAAAATTGTGACATAGTTCTTTGTCATGATGCACCTTATGGAGTAAGTGATGTTTGTATGCAAAGTACTCCTTGGAATAAATTTGAGCATATAGGTAATCCAGAATTGACTGCAACAGTTATAGGAAAGGAACCTAAGTTACTTTTACATGGACATTTACATTCTACCAATCATGATTGTGAGAAATTAGATAATACAGATGTATATAATGTATCTATATTAGATGAAAGATATGAAATAGCGTATAATCCTTTATATTTAGAATTATGATAGTAAATTTTCAAATTAACAATATTACCATTCAAGCAAATGGTGATGATGCAATAATGATTAAATCTGGAATTTTAGCACATTTGCTAACAATTGAAAAGATTGCAGCTTCATTACATACTAATGAAAAAGCTGAAATGAAATCTCTCCCAAAGAAAGATATTCAAGATTTAGACTATGATAATGACCAAAATCCTGAAGACGAAGAAAAGAAGGGATTTGACCCCGATTATGACAGTATTGGGTAATTAGTCACTAACTATATTTTAAAGGCGTCTGCCGAACAGCAGACATCTTAAATCCAAAATTTTATGAAGTATGTTGAAAATTGATGACTTAATTAAAGAAGCAATTCGAGAAAAGAACGGTTCTAAAAAAGAAGCCTACAGAGCGATAAAAAATGCGTTCTTGGTATTTACTACTGCAAAGAATGCAAAGCCGTTAGATGAAACCGCAGAGGTGTCTATCCTAAAAAAATTAGTCAAAGAACGGGAGGACTCAATTTCTATTTATGAAGCAAATTCACGAAACGACCTTGCACAAATAGAAAGGGAACAATGTAAGTATATTAAAGAATTACTTCCAAAAGAGGCTACTCCAGAAGAAATCAAAGCAATAATTTTCTCATTATTGAAAACTGAGACTCCAGTTATTGACAAGAAAGAAATGGGTAAAGTAATTAAGGAAGTAAAACAAGCTTTACCAAATGCAGATGGTAAACTTGTATCTGAAATAGTAAAAAGTTATGTTAAATGATAATGTAAATCATCCAAAACATTATACTAGTGATCCTTCAGGAATAGAATGTATTGATATTGTTAAATATAGAGATTTCTGTATTGGAAATGCAATTAAATATCTATGGAGAGCTGGACTCAAAGAAGAGGAAGGATTAACTAATAAAGAAAAACAAATAGAAGATTTACAAAAAGCAATTTGGTATATTAATAAAGAAATAGAATTAATAAAAAATGAAAGCAATAAAATATAATACTACAACAACAAAAGATTTAGTAGATATTGATGATCAAACCATAGTTAATGATTTTATAGATGATTACTTCTATGATGATGAAGATTGGGAAGATGATGATGAAATGTTACTAAGTGACGATTGGGATGGATTTTGGGAAGACTATGAAGAAGTAACTGAGGAAGATAAGAAACGAATTAGTAAACTTGTAAATGAAGAAATTCAAAAACGGTTATCTCAAAATAAAAAAGAACAAGAAGATGTACTTAAAGATAGAGCATCTATTATAAATTTCTTTGATGATATTTTCTATAGTGATAAACCTGACGAAATATCTAGTTTATCATATGAAGAAATCATTGACTTAATTATTAAAAACGGTAATAAATAAACAAAAGGGGAACTCTGAGACATAATGTTTTGGAGTTCCCCTTTCTTTTTTAACTTAA